CGCCAGACCTTTGATAATGGCAAAGGCGGCTTCGAGGATTTTGTCCATGTTGTCGAGCAGCGTCTGACAGATGAGGATAATAGCCTCCACGATGGATGGAATCAGCTCCGGCAGTGCGTCCGCTATGCCCATTGCGAGGGTGACAATCATATTGATTGCCGCTTCTACAATGGCGGGCAGATTGTCGATGATACCCTGAACGAGCGTCATAACAAGCTGAACGGCGCTGTCCGTGATAGCCGGGAGTGCTTCTACAAGTCCCTCCACCAGTGTCATGATAATAGAAGAAGCGCACTCCACCAGCGTTGGGAGATTTTCCACGATGGCTTTTCCGATAGCCATGACTATGTCCATGCCCACCTGAATGATTTTCGGCAGGTGCTCCATAATCATGTCCGCCAGCCCGCCGACCGTTTTGCCGATAACCTCGCTGATTTTATCAAAGTCGTCACCGGCTTCGACCAGCCCAGAGGTAAACTCGCCGAGCAGCTTCGTGCCATCGTCCGCGAGGTCTTGGAGCTGCGGCAAAAGCACCGTACCCATAACGCGCTTTGCCGCTTCGGAGCCTTGCTTGAGCCGCTGGACGGAATCATCGAAAGCGCCCAGCTTCGCGATGGTTTCTTCCGAGAGCACCGCGCCCATGCGTTTGGCTTCGTCCGTCAGCGCCGCAATACCCTCAGAACCCTGCGCGATAAGAGGGTTCAAGTCCTGCGCGGATTTGCCAAATAGCTGCATGGCGAGAGCGTCACGCTCGGTTTCGTTCGATATGCCGCCAAGCGCGTCGATGACCTCCCAATAGACATCTTCGCTATCTCGCAGATTGCCGTTGGCATCGGTAACCGAAACACCGAGCTGTGCGTAGGCATCCGCATATTTTGCGGAACCGTCCGCGGCACTTGCCATCGACTTGACGTTCTTTGCTATAGAGCCGGTGAGAGTATCAAGAGAAACGTCCACAAGGTCAGCGGCGTAGCTGTAGGCTTGGAGGCTCTCCACACTCATGCCGGTGACCGTGGACTGTGTAAGCATTTCATCGGCGTAGGCGGCGGCTTCCACCGTCATATCCACAAGCGCCTTGCCAGCCGCGACCGCAGCCGTGCCGATAGCGGCAAGAGCAACACCCATAGCAGCTCCGACGCCCTTCAGGACAGAACCGAGCTTTTGAAACTTGCCGCCGGAATTCTCGGCTTGGTCGCCGGTCTGGTCGAGCTCGTCACCCAACTTATCCGTCTGCTTGGCCGTTTCCGCAGCCTCGTCACCCATGCCGTCGATGGCCTTTTCATTGTCCTTAAGCTCGCGCTCCATGCCGTTCAGCTCGGCTTCGGCGTTATTGAGTGCAACAACCCATTGTTGGGTGCGGCGGTCATTCTCTCCAAAGGAGTCGGAGGCATTTTCCAGCGCCTTGCGCAGGGTTTCGATTTTTTCCTTCTGCGCGTCGATTTGCTTGGTCAGTACCTCATTTTTGGAGGTGAGAGACTCGACGCTGCGTTCGTTGGATTCAAACTGTGAGGTGGCGAGTTTCATCTCAGAGCCGAGAACCTTGAACTGCGAATTGATGTCGGCAAGCGCCTTTTTGAACTCTTTCTCGCCCTCGACGCCAATCTTCAGACCGAAATTATCTGCCATAGCTCACCACCTCCTTAAATCCCGCCGGGGATGATTTCGTCAATGTAATACTCGCGTTTTGGCTTCGCCAGCCCGTGGTATTGCTTGTAGCACTCCCACTGGTCGAGCAGATGACCGATAGGCATGAGCCATACCTCCGGCTCCGCCCGACCGAGGAGAGACACGCCGTAAAAAATCAGTCGAGCAAACAGCTCATCGTCGCTTACCCGACCTGTGCGTTTTTTGCATCTGGCTCACTTTCCACCTCACGCTTGGTGCCTTTATACATGGCGTCCATGATAGCGTTTTTGTACGCCGCCAATTCAAAAGGTGAAGTCAGAAGCTCGACCGATTCCTCGGTGAGCAGTTCCTTCTTCGCCTTCGGATTCTGCAGGTTATATACCAGCACGGACTGATTCGCCAGCAGCGTGATGAGCCACACGATTTCGTCCAGCGCCAGCTCGAAGTTTTCGGATTTCATCAGCTTGTCGCCGAGATTGGAGAGTCCGCCATAGCGTTTGGCGATTTCTTTTGTCGCCTTGGTGGTGAGGAGCATCTCATACTCCTGACCGCCGATGGTGATTTTGGTGCTTCTTTCGTCAGCCATTATGCGTTACCTCCCGTAAAGGTCGGCTCATACACCTGCGTGTACCAGCCGGTGATAACAGAAGCCGGAACATCGGCTTCACCCTCGGTGACCTCTGCTTTCCACGGGTGCTTGCCGTTCTGGTCGAGCTTATTGCGACGCAGCACGGTGCCCTCAATGGTAGGCGTGGAGAAGGTAATGCTGTCACCCTTCGTTGTGAGATTAGTCGCGGGAATACCGAACTTCACGCGATAGAGCCAGAAATAGCGGTATTTACCGTTGGACTTCTTGGCGCGGAAGCCGATAGCCACAGGATCGCCGCCGTCCTCGGATGCCGCAATTACAACGCCGTTGTCGTCAATCTGAGCGCCGGTCAAATCCTCTGCGGTGGTTTTGCCGATATCGTCAACGCCCAGCGAGAGTGTGCCGGATTTGAACTCCTTCACGACCTCGGCGGGTCCGTCGTCGGCATAAAGCGTCGCTTCGGCAAGCTCGACGGACAGGTCTGCCTGCATCGCCTTGGCGAGAGAAACGGGAGCGGCATAGGTTTCATCACCGTTTGCGCCCTCTGTAATTTTCGAGTAATAAAGTCTGTCAAGACCGATTGTTGCCATAGAAATCAATCCTCCAATTCAAAGTCTTTCGCCACGTCAATGGCGTAATGGTGGTAGCCGGTATCGTCCTCGTGACCGAGATACCGGCGGTCGGTTATCGTGATATCCGCATCGAGCAGAGCACGGACAAGCATATTCTTTGTGCACAGATAGTTGCCCTTGTCATAAAGGGACACCCGCACCTCCTGCGTTTCATGGTGTGGTCGGTTGTCCGCAAACAGCTCAAAGGTATCCGCCATGGGTGTGAACACGCAGTAATGGTCGGGTGCGGAATCCTTGAACACACCGGTTTCCAACGGGATATGCAGCTCACCTACGATTTCCGTTAACAGCGTGAGCAGAAAACGCTCATCAGTCGGGTCCTTGGTGTACTGTGCCGTGACGGTCATGTCCTCCAGTACCCGCTCTGTCGAGGCGCTCCAGTCGGTAAAGGTGTAGCCCTGTCGTACCGGGTCGGGAGGCGGGCTGACCGCGCCGCCGCTGTCAACAATCGCATCTTTCAACAGCGTTCCGTCCCAATCCTGATAGCGGACTGAATATTGCAGAACGCCTTCCTCGGCGGTGATTTCGATTTCACCCAAGCCCACATAAGTATTGCTTTCCTTGTAGCTGTCCTCGCAGATCACGCAAAGCACGTCTGTAATCACAGGCTCGGCAAAATCGAAGGTCAGCGTCGAAAAGGACGCAGCCTCAAACGTGCCGCTGGCGATAAGCTGGGTTCTACTCTTATCTGAGTGGACCGACAAATTCTTTGTCACATAATCGTAGCCGGAGTATTTGTTGTACAGTATCAGCCGTGATATTTTGAGTGTGACGGGCAGTTCCCACAGCCACCACGCCGGGTATGCGTCCTTTGCCGCTTCCCACGAGGTAGCCGAGCCATCCTTGATGCCGTCCGACGCTTTCCACGGAGGTGCGCCGCCGGACGTGGGATTGACGGAGCTTGCAGAAACCAAACCGTAGCCGTTATCAGCCGAAAGAATGGGCTGCGTCCACGGAATCCAGCGATAGGAACTCATACGCCATTCACCTCGCTTTCCAGCTTTGCCTTCATCGCCTCAATGCAGGCGTTTTTGCTTGCGGATTTTGCAGGCTTCAGAAACGGCTTCGCCGGTTGACCGTGCTTGCCGTATTCCAGAACACCCGCGATCATAGAGTTGGAGCGCCCATCCGCGCGTCCGTCAGCGAAGCCAACTTTTACATTGAAGTTGCCGTCCTTGTCCTGCTTTGCGGGAGATACGCCCAGCGCACCGACCAGCTCGCCAGTGGAGCGGCTTTCTTCCTTTGTGCCGCTGCCGATGATGGACTGCAGGTTGGATTTGACCTTTGCTTCTACCACCTCGCCGCCCGCCTGCAGCACGCGGGGCAGAATTCCGTCAGTTTTGTCCGCCAGCTTGGAGACCTTTAGGAGAAAATCCTCCGGCAGCTTATACGTCGCTTTAGCCACAGGGCTTCACCTCCTTCGCCAGTACCTCGATATACATCCCGCGTCCCTTCACATCTTCCACGGAGGTGATCTCAAAACGCCCATCGCCGTTAACGATTACCATCGCGGTCGTAACGGTGACACCGGGAATACAGCGAAAGCGGAACAGATCGGTGGCCTCGGAGAATTGAGCACGATTTGCCCATTTCTCGTTGCCATGCCGACCTTCCCGATAGGCTCTGACGGAAGCAAGAACGATGTCGGTTTCTGTCGAAAAGCCCTCGCTGTCCCGCACCGTCCGTTTCTCTATGAGATCAATAATGGTGTTCATTTTTCCAAAGCTCATACTCACACCTTCCAATCCCGGTCGAGCCGCAGCAGGAGATTGACCGTGTTCCACACCTGCTGTCCCGCTTGTACGTTATCCGAAAAGAAGCCACCCGTGCTGCCGTCCCGCGATTCGTAGAAGTGGGACGACAGCATGATAACGGCCTGTTCGGTGGTTGGCGGCATGGGGTTTGTTGCGTAGAAGCCCTCCGCGATATGCTGATAGCTTTCCGCATAGGAA